TGGCATTTATTTTCGCCTCTAATTCTTTCCTGTGCGTAAGCCACTTGTCCTCGCCCCGGGTCGGCATCCGCTCAAGGTAATTGCCCTCAATCACTTTCTGATAGTTCGTCTTGTCTATAATCCAATCGAATGTCGCAAAGAACCTTGCCGATCCCGGCTTGGGATCTACCTTTCCTAGAAGGAACGGAGATTTACCAATAATCTCCAACAGGGAATCGAAGTTGAATCCTTTCTTCATCCTGTTCTGTAGGTGGGATTCTCTTGCTGATCCTTTTTCAATTTCTTTTATTTTTGCCAAGCCATGAACCTCTGCAAAAGAATTCCATTTATCAAATATCGCGGTGACGGTATTGTTAAGATTCTTCTTAATTTCAGAAGCAGAAGCAGAAGCAGATACGTCACCGGATGTCACAACTGTCACAGGAATGTCACGAAGGAGTCTCTTTTTTGCTCTATGTTTTCTTTGTCTTGTGGCGGCATCTTTGTTGGAATAAGTGTGTTCTCTATACTTATCATAGTTCACAATGAAGTATCCGCCGTCCACCCGCCGTATTCTTCGACCCTCGTCTTCAAGGGAGCGGGAGCGATTGTCCGGAGCCTCTAAAATTGAGAGCGAATGGTCAATGGCCTCAATGGGCATATAACAAGCCGCCGCCAGAAACGTTGAAGAAATCCGGGCGATCCCATCATAGCCACAGGAAGCGAGAAGCGTTATAAATACCTTAAATGTGTTTGGATCTTCGGACATTATTGAAGACTGAACTAACCGCTCATCAAGCTTTGTAAACCCCATCTGACAGGCTCCTAGAATCAAGGAAAGGTAAAGGCCCAGGGGCAAGCCTGATGAGACCGGCGCACGGAATGTGCAGGGGGCAGACAAGCCGATGGGCCTTGTTATTCGTTGGCATCGCCGGATCTCATACAGCAAGCCTATTCCTCCAAAAAATTAAAGTCAAGAGTTATTTTAGAAAGGCCCGGCCGGGAGAGACGATCTTATCGAGTCGCTCCATTTGTGCCAGAAACATGGACAGCCGGGCCTTTTGATTCATGTGTTAAAACGGAAGATCGTCGTCTTCTCTGCCTCCCGCCGTCGTTTCCTGCTCACCTTCCGGAACCTTGATATTGACAATATGTGGCCAGGACCTTCCGGGGCGCTTAGGATCAGCCAGATACTTGATCTCGGCCTCAAACGTCTTGCCGATAACATCGACATCGACCCCATCCTGAACAAGGTGCTCAATTCCCAGAGCCTTGAGGAAATCAGTGTAGCGGTCATCCCAGACCGGGATTCTTTCTTCAAAGGGGAACTCGCCGTCTTCACTTATCGCCATGAGGTTGAGGACAACTTTTTTCATCGGCTGATATTCCTGCTTTTTCTTATTGAAGTAGCGGTCGGTGACGAAGGTCGGTTCCTGTTCGATCCGGAAAACATAAGCGCCTTCGGCGAATTTTCTACTGCCGGGCTCAGCAAAGATTGTCATGGTTTTTCTCCTGTCTATTTATTTATACAAAATTCTTATTCTTTTGGGCCAAACCTTTCCGCCCGGAATCGAATTCGATGCTTTTAATTTCATTCCAGTCATATATTCCATGTTTCCGATTGCCTCCTGCTTGGTTTCTGCAACAGTAAAATAGAGAACTCCAAGGTCATTAAAAAGAGCCCAACCCTTCGTTTCCTTCCATTCCATCTTAACCTCCTAAAATGCTCCAGCCGCAAGTTTTATGCTGGTTCGAAATTGCTCTCTCTGTTTTAGGTACTTCTCCTTTTCTTCTTTCGGCACATCGTAAAATGGGACGAAGTACGGTTTGGATTCGATGAGATGGCTGCCGCAGAGAACCTTCCGGCCCCGGAACTCTTCCTTGATCTCCTTGTCCAGCTTATCGAATTCCTTTGCGGCCTTCTGAGCCCCGGAATCCAGGAGCATTTGGTATTCCTTGAGCTTCATGAGCCATGTCTCTTCGGTTACGATTTCAAGTTCTCCGGCCGAGGCGCCCCCCACCACGTCCGGGAAACAATGATCGGAGAACCCGCAAGCGTTGCAGGCTTCTTTTATTTCCGCTTTCGGCGGATCCTCTTTCACTACGCACTCGTTGACATAGCGGAGACCTTCGAGAAGCCCGGAGGCGTAAGCCGGATCGAGTTCCACGTCCACGAGGTGTCGCTGGCCGGACTCCTTGTCCTTAAAAAACAGGACCGAAGGCATTTTTCGGGTCATCAGCATATAGGCTTGAAGCTGAGCGGGATAGTGGCGAATCCAAATAAACGGAGACTTCAAAAGGTCGTCCTTTGACCGAGCCCGCTGGACTTTTGAGAACATCGCCGAGGAACACGTCTTGTAGTCGATGGGATATTCTTTGCCGTCCAGGACCACGAGATCGTCAAGTTCCCCCGTAAGTTCAAGCGCCGGCCAGGTCAACCGCCCCGGGTGAATGAGCTTTATTCCGGCCGCCAGGAGATCCTCCCTAATCAAGTATTCCTGTTTTTTCCCTTCTTGGAACCTGACCTTTGTCTTTTCGTCAAAGTCCTTTCTTTTTTCGGGACAGAGCCGCGAAAGGCAAAGCCGTCGCGGACAATCCGATACCCATCCGAGTTCGGACGCCCCGGTAAATCCGGAGACGACCTTTTCTCTGGCTTCCGAATCGCTTTTGTCCTGCCGCGTTCCTGCCTCTGTAAGCAAGCCGGATATCTTTTCACTTATCACAGCACGTCCTCCTTCTCTCTTTCATCTTCTTTCTTTGCCGCCGCAGCCTGCTCCGCGTCCAAGGTGTTCTTCAGGGCATTGAGGATAATCGTCGCCTCTTTCTGGGTGAGGTCTTCGGGAATCCTTTCCACGGCCCGGCCAAATACCTTGAGAAGTCTCGCTTGGATCTTTCCAAGAAACTCATCGGCGGAATGATTGTAGTCCACGGTAAGTGTTTCGAGCATCCGGAGGATCGCTTTCTTTGTTTTGTCGAGTTCCGTCTGTTCCGGCTGGACTTCCGGTTTCACTTCTTCTTTCGGCTTCTCTTTGGCCTTTTTCACGGACTCCACGGCTTTTTCCTTGACGACTTCCGCCTCCTTGATCTCCTCCGGCTTCGGCATGATGTCCGGTCCCACGTCGCGGAGCTCCTCCACGGAATAGATTCCCAGGACGGCATCGGGCGCGATCTTCCTGATCCCCCTGGCTGCAGCCCGGATATAATACATGTCGGTCGGATACCCCTTCCAGTTGTCCTTCGAGAGTAGCCCGGCGGCTCGGGCGTCCGACTCATCAAAACTCACCTTCAGCGGTTCGAATCCCGGTCTCATGAAAACGATAATGCAGCCCTTCGGCGTCATGCCTTCAACCTTCCAGGTCACTCCGGCTTTTTGAGCGGCGACAGCCAGCATAACGTTTGTCATTATGCCGAGCTTGCCGTTGACCGGGAAGATCGAATTGAGAGACATCGCGGGACCCAGCCCCAGTTCCCGTCCATACTCCGCAGCAGCCCAGGCTTGAGGCTCATTCTCAAACTGCGGCCACATTCCGGAAGCGAGAAGAACCTTGATAACTTTGGTCATATTCTCCGCGTCCGGGACAAGCGGTTCGGCCTCTTTCCTTACAATCGCTGTTGTCTTTGTCTCTTTTTTTTCGGTCATTTCCTTTCTCCTTTGATTATTTTTTCTCCGTCTTGAATTGCTTTCCAAACCGTATCGCCGAACCCGATGATTTTCCGTCTATTTGAACTCTTAGCCGCCCAAGCGCAGAAAGAAGCAGGACGCAATTTCCATTTCTTGCCGCCGGCACCGAGCACTGTAATACATCGGCCATTCTGCGCGACGACTGCCTTCCGAGCGTGGTTGCTCATTCCTCCTCCCATTTTACCGCGCCTTCTATTTTTGATATTCCATAAGGAAAATAATTTAATAAATAATTACACCAAGCCCGGATTTTATGTGAGGCATTATGACCACTTTCGTGTCTGTATAATTGCCATCCCCATTTTTGTTCGTCAAACGTAGGCCATTCGACCGTTAAATAAATCCTTCCCCAGGCCGTGTTTGGGCCGTTAATGCGAGTTTGAACCTCTGCCATAATGAACATTTTATTGTGTTCAATGCCGACTCGTTTCCTGTCGCTTTTATAAAAGATCGGACTACGCTTTCCGTAGCTTCTTATTTTTTTCCATTTAAAAAATTGCTTCATTTTCTTTTCTCTGTCGTCTCTCTAATTCCTGCTCAAATGCAAATATAAATTCATCTGCCCTGTCGTTAAACCCGTTCTCTTCAAGGCTCAGCATGGCGGTCTCTGCCGCCTCAATAGCCATTTCACCCGTAAGCCCGCCTATTGCCGTCCACCCAAGATATTTCTCATGTTCGTGGCATCGCTCTAACATCCGGATGCAGTTTTTGATATGAGAAGATTCCATGTCTTTAATCTTTATCTTTGTCCCGTCTTTTGTTTTCCAGGTTCTTCTCATCGCGGCTTCCATTTCTCTATCGCTTCTCTCCACGGTTTATACGTTTTCGATTTCCTGTTTCCTGCCCTGCGCGATTCCGTGCTCAGCCCGCGGCCTATCAATCCGACCAGAAACCAGAACGATATCCATCCTATAGCTTCCCACAATCAGCAGCCCTCGGCCTTGTCTATGGCGGCGGCCAGTTTTGTTATGGCAGCCATCCGCCGGCCCCTGTTGTTGTTGCTGTATGGGGCATCCTCGTCCATGTTCATAAGGAGTTCCAAGACATCTCGCAACGCAATCAACATTTCCGGCGCGGCCTTGCATAGCCTCGCAATCCGGCGGGCCTGATCGATGTCGAAGGGGCCGTTCAGGATAACAACGCCGCCTCTCGTTGTTACATAAGGCTCAACGCCTGGAAGCGGTCCCGGGGTGTGTTTTGTCTTTTCCATTGTCTCCCTCATAGCTCAAGTTTTAATTGGCCGGAAGGCGGAACCTCTAGGGATTTACCCGTTGCTGTCAGTCGATCCGCCTCCGGCGCGTCTCTTTGTGTTTCCGACTTTAATCCTTCGTCGCGGATCGCCTCCTTTGAATAAAAGCACTGTTCGCAGATGTCCCCCATCATTCGGCTTTCGTAAACCACGCGATTGCAGCTTTCGCAGCAGGTCAAGGCGTCATGATGAATGGCATCCCAGAATCCGAAAGACGATTCATGGAATTGAACCCCGGGCACGCCGTTCTTGGCGATGCTTTCCCGGACGCGCTGTTTTTCTTTCCTGAGTTTGCGTCTTTCGTCCCGCTCCTGCCGCTTCCGCTCCCGTCGTTCCTTGCGGATGGCCTTGTCCATGTCGCTTTGCATTCGCTCGGGGGATTTGTGGCAACTCATGGTTTCTCTCCAGGCAAAATCCCCCCGTCGGCATAATAACGAGCGAATAATTCTTCCCATAGCCGCCGCTTAGCGCGATACTCGTCGCTGTCCTTCTTCGCGCGAAGACGCTTACTGTTGCGCATATACCACGCTCTGGCATAAATCTTCGCTTGTTCAGAATCCTTGTAGGGCATCAATTATACCCTCCCCCTTCGATTCTTTTCGCCGTCATCCATGCCTGTTTCTGCCATAACGCCCTCTCGGTTTTTGAAAGCCGCTTATCTACAGCGTTTAGCATCATCTTAGTAAGACGGGCGTCCGGCTGCCGCCGGATCACTATCCTCGGCTTTCGTTCAGTCTGTTTGGATGCTTCCATCTTTCGGTCTCAACTACTATCACGGAATCCGGCCCACCTGTCAACCTGACTGAAAAGAATCCATAACCTTGTTGTCGCTATAGTGTAATGTAAGGCAGATTGTACTTAGTGAATACTTATTATCTGTTGGATATCTATTGATACCTGTTGAACACATTCTATTAATCACCCTACTATTAATCATCCTACACAATATCTATTATATAATAGAATATTACTATTAAGATTATCACTTACTATTCATAATAGTAAATAGATACAACTATCTTAGATAATAGTACTATTAGAAAGAGGCCGTACCCCTGAGGGAATAGTTGGTACTGGGGAAGGATTGTGATTATGTCATTTTCTCATCAATTTTCTAGGAATTTTTAGGGTAGTGGGTTGACATGGGGCCCTGTAATCGTGATAGTGGGTAGAGGCTGACGATGACAAGAAAAGAAGTCCTGACAAGGGTTGATGAAGAGATTGAACGATTAGAACGGTTTATAAGAATCCGGACGGAACCGCTTTGGTCAAAGGCGGCGATTGTAATATGGAAATATGATCTCGACCTTTATAGGTCCATCCGTTCACTTACCGAAGGTAAAAAACTATGGGAGGTTGACATAAACTATACAATTCACAAGATCGAGAATGGCTGGATAGTCTATTATCCGAAAGACAATCTTGATGCAGAGGGCAGGAGAGAAGCCGGCAAGAAGCAGGAATTCGGGGAAACGTTCTTTAAGAAGCTGGATGAGGCACTTGATTTTTTAAAGGACGGCGTCTGTGTCTTAAGGTCATAGGAGGTTGACATGAAGGTGAGGAAAGTAAGGCCGATTGTTTGGAGGTTGTTTCACAGGAAGAAGAGGCGGACTTCCGACAGGGCGCTGCAGAGGCTTCTGGATGTCCACTTGAAGATGCACCGGGAAATGATTAATGCCGACCACAATACTTTCATCGGAGAAAAGTCGGGCATCTTTACCGTTGACGGGCAACTCTACGAGGCTGCGGTGGAGAAGTTTCAGGAAACGATGGTAGCACCATATCAGATACCGTCGGGGCCGGAAGATTCTTTCTCGACGGCCGGAACCATCGTTCATGCTGCGGTGTCTGTCATTCGTTCCTCCAAACTTCCCGAATTCCTCCTGTTTCTTGGAGTAAGGATTAAGGGCTAGGCCATGTTAATCGACGTTACGCTTTGCAGAGGCCGGATCCAGCAGGCGCTTCTTCATAAAGAGGCGATCGTATTCGGCATGACGAGAGGTCCCCACAAGGATAACCTCAAGCCGGATAAAGAGCAGGTCGAATTATCCAGAGAGATTTCCAAACTCTGCTGGCGTCTGCTTGAGGGCCCAGCCGATATTTTCTGGGACGATGACGTCGGAGAGGTCATGGCCCGGTATGAGAAAGAGTCCGGGTCGAGGCCGAAAGAGCCTGCGAATTTCTGGCCGCTCTGGACAATCGAGGATGCGATTGTCTGGATAAGGAAACAGGGATGCGACGTTCACGCCGTTTATCAGTTCGCCGAGACGGGGCACGCCGACATTTATTTCAGGCTGGAGGACGGGAACCTTGCTTTTGAAAAGGGCGGGAACCTCCTCGATGCTCTTCTGACATTCATCCTGAAAAAGCTCAAGAGCGGAGCAGAATGCGAGAAGTCATAAAACAGGTAACGGTTAAGGAACTGTACGATATTCTCCAGGCTAAAAGCAAGAAGCCCGTCAGCCGTGAGGATTTCCTGTTCCAACTGATGAATTCTTTTCTTCTTTCTCCGGCGCTTGAACTCAGGTTCCACGACAGGGAAAAAGCTAATATCGATTTGATATATGTCCTCAAGCATTCTGAAATCGCCAACGCATTGGAGCCGGAACAAAAGCCGCCGGCTCCCCGATCCTGACCATCGTCAACCTCCTTTCACTATCTTCGGAGCGGGTCGGCGGCTTCATATCTTTTCCTTGACTTTCCAAAAATTAGTGTTAAGTTTCTATTGTTATGCACATTTTTCTATTAAGGGGAGAACTTAAATGCCAGTCAAATTAAAAGTCAAAGGCGGAAAATTTTGCGTCGTAGAGGTGGATACGGGAAAAGTCAAGAAATGTTATTCTTCAAAGAGCGAAGCGATACCGTATCTTCAGGTTCTCAATATGGCCCACAAGGGCCTCCTGAGAAGCCAGAAAAATAAAAAAGGATAAGGAGTTATCATGCCACGAAAAGAAGTAGCGCACGAATGGCGGCAAGTCTCGTTTCCCGAACTGGTGACAGCAATCGGGGGTGGGACCGCCTTCAGCGTTGACCAGTTGGTTTCGATGCTTTCGGCGGCAGAACAAAAAGGCGAAGACTTCAGGATCGTCCATCAGGACACGAGGTTCATTGTTCCGCTCGGGCTCATCCAGGAATATTTCAAGGACCATGCCAGGCCGGTATCCAGGATGTCGGCCAAGGAGGAACTTGAATATCTTCGCAAGCGGAACGCCGAACTCGAAGCCGAACTCAGGATTTCCGCCGGAATCGGAACGGAACTCAAGCCCCATCCCACGCCCACCCCGCGACCCCGGGCGTCGGCAATAATGCCTTTGCCGCCCCCCCGCGACCAGGACGTTCCCAGCCGGGAAAAGATGTCTATTGAAGATTTGCGCAAAGACCTGAAAAAGGAGATCGGAAAAGCCGCGCCCCTTACGCGGGAATCGGAAACAGTAAAGAGACGCGGATGCCCGGTGGCGGAGGCAAAACTTTAATGAAAGCTGTTTTATGTCCTGTGTGTTCAGGAAGCGGGAGGGTTTATGGTTTTTATGGTTCAACATTTTCTTGGCCTGATGAAACCTGTTATGGTTGTAATGGAAAGGGATGGGTAGAAGTATCCGAGGAAATGATTACTGTTCCTCCTCACACTCATAATGCAAAAGAAGTTTTCATTGATATTCCTGTTAAGGTATCATGATGACGGAAGAACTCCTTCCCGCCCTGCCGCCGAAGACGACGGAAAAACAGAGGAAGTTTTTCGAGATCTGGGGGACGAAGTACAATTTCTCGTTTGAAGGGGGAAGTCTTAAAAAGGCCTACGTAGAGGCCGGATATGCTCCGCTTTACGCCGCGAAAAACGCCTACGAAACGCTCTATTCAACGAATCTGAACAAGGCTGTTCGGGCCATCATGGTGAAGAAAAACATCACGCTCGAACGACTTGTCGAGAAACACGCCCAGCTCCTTGAGGCCAAGCATCCCTTCGCCCCCGACATGCCCGATAATGTCGTGCAACTTAAAGCCTGGCAGGAAGGCGTCAAGCTTTACGGCGGATATCCCGTGCCCGTTCAAAAGGTCGATGTCCATCATTCCGAAGAGTATCATATTTCCATAGAAGACCAGCGGAAAGCGGAAAAAACATTTCAGGAGTGCATCGACGTGGAGCCGATTGAAGATGGAAATGACAATAGAGAAGAACTTTCCGAAGCCGAACGCCCCCTCCTCTAACGAAGCCGACCTCAAACCGAGGTCGTGGTGGAGGAACGCGTCGAAACTTCTTTTCTTTTTCATGACCGAGGTTCTTTCGACCGCCTGGCAGGATAAGTTCCAGAATTTCGGCATCCTTCAGAAACACCTTTCCCGCTTTCTCGAAAACAAGAACGCCAAAAAGAAATTCATTTCCATGTTCCGGGGAAGTTTCAAGACAACCGTCCTTCTCGGCTTCTGTCTCTTCCTTTTCTGCTGGGCCGTCGCCAAAGGCGAGAGCCTGGGGATCTGCTACAATACTTCTTCCAAGGACAACGCCGCCATTTTCTCAGAAGACTTCAGGCAGACGATTCTCAACTGCAAGCGCCTTCATTGGATCTTCCCGGAAGTGCCGTCGAACCCCGCCTCCTACCGGCGCTGGACGCAGAAGATGGTCGAGTATAAGGATGTCAGGTTCCACGTTGCGTCCCTTGAAACGCGCCAGGTCATGCGCCATTATCAGGTCATCATCAACGACGACCTGGTAAACGACGACAACGCCTTTTCGGAAACGGAAAGAAAATCCGTCATCCGCAAATGGAAACTCCAGAAATCCATCCTGACGAAATACAAGAAATTCAATATCGGGATGGAGGTCGATGTCGGAACCCCCTATCATCACAAGGATTTGATTTCGCATATCATGAAGAATGTTTCGACATACGACAAATTCATCGTCCCCTATGCCTTCCCGGATGACCGGGGGGCGCTTTCGATAAAAGACGAGATCGGGATCCTGGCGATGCCGGAAATGTACTGCTGGGAAGACTTTCAGGAAAAGCGGATTGAAATGGGAGGCTCCCTTTTTGCGACCCAGTACGAGCTCGTCGTCATCGACGATGCCGACAGGCTTTGTTATCCGGACTGGATCAGGTATTGGTCGGAACTTCCCAAGTCCTATCAGCGCATGATGATTATAGACCCCGGCGGACTGGATTCGAAAGACGATCCGGCCACCGGAATTTATATTGGCGATGTGGATCCGGCCGGCTACATCTACAGTCTTTTTGCCGAAGAGGTCAACGTAACGCCACTCGCGCTTGTCGAACTCATGATAAAACTCAAGGGAGAATACGATCCCGACGACATTTTGATGGAAAGGGAAAAATACGAGATCGTTCTGAGCGGATTCCGGGAAAAGATCGAATCGATGCCCAATTTCTCGACGGTTTCGCCGTATGGACGGGACAAGATTTCAAGAATACGACGGATCAAGCAGTACGTCGAGACGGGACGCTTTCTTTTGGGCAGGGGAATGAATACGCTTGAGGACAGACTTTTGAATTTTCCGGACTGCCCGAAGCACCTTTTGGACTGCGCCGCTTATTTTGTCGATAAGATGAACCCGCCGAAAAAGGGGATAGACCGCACGCCCGAAGAGAGAAGAACAACCGATTTCGAGGACGAGATGGCGAGGGCTTCTCGGTATTTTAGAGCCAGAGAGGAGGATTCGAACCTTGAGAACGACAGGATTTATTAAAAGAATTCTAGGACCGAAAAAGGTTGAAAAAAAAGAGGATAAACCGGCGACCGAACTGACGCTCAGGGTCATAGAGACGCAGGTCGTGGAAATGAAGGAAGTTTTTCGCGGAATGTCCGGAAACCTGGAGAAGATAGCGAAGGCGACGGATTCTCTTTCAAAGTATTTCGATTATGAACTCAAACGTCTAAGAGAAATGGAAGCGGTTGAATCCGCCCCGCCCACAAAAGGCGATTTGTTATATTAACCGAGGCAGAAAATGGCCGAAGAAAAAGAAGAAGATAGAGCGCAGAAAAAAAACGGCGAAGAGCCGGGTTCATGGTTTATGGTCGATGGCGTCGAGAAAACAGAGGAGGAGTTCTGCGCCTGGATGACCGATCAGGTCGTAAATCATCCCGTCGTCAAGAAGCATCACGGAAGATGGAGGGAACTTATCGCCTGGGCGGAAGAGGGGGAACAATTCTCCGAGTGGAGCGAAAGCAAGCGGGCGATGATTCCGGTCGAACTCGTGAGAAGGAAAAAGAAGGTCGTCATCAACCTCATGAAACCGCTTGTCGAAGCCATAGAAAGCAAGATCAATCTTTCCTATAAAGTGACGGGTACTCCCAATTCCTCAGAGATGAAGGATATTCGCGGCGCGGAGGTCGCCGGCCGGCTTCTCGATTACAACGATTATACGAACGGCATCGAGGACATCTTCGAGGAAGTCAAGTACGACATGACCAGACCCGGGTTGGGCTGCATGAAATGGTTCTGGGATCCCGGGGCCGAGGCGAAGGAGAGGATAAAAGAAGGCGGGGAACCGAGAACCGTTCCCGGAGAAGTCGTTGTCGAGGTCGTCCCGATTTTCAATATCAGGCCACTCCCTTATACGGCCAAGAATCCGAAGCAGATGAAGGGGATCATCGAAATTGCAGAGATAACAAAGGAAGAGGTCAAGGATATTTTTCTGAAATACGGCCGAATAACTTCCGAGCAAATAGAAGAAACGGTCGAATCGGAGAAAAAAGACAAGGATACGGCTCTGGGCGAAAGCGATGAGGACGGCCTTACGATCAAAACCCTTCTTGAGAAGAAGTCGGCGGACTATCCCAAGGGCCGCAAGATCATAGTTTTCGGAAAGCACGCCGTTTACTGCGGCCCGAATAAGAACCCGAAGACGGAACTCGGCTATTTCTTCTTTTTCTATAAGAAAAGCCCGTATTCTTTCTGGGGCACTTCCCCCCTCAGCTACATTCAGCCGATTCAACGGGAATTCAACCGCACCGTCTCCATCATCTCCGAACACTTGGAAGCATGGAGGCCCAAGATGTCCGTGGGCCAAGGAGCTTTGAAGCGAGCCAACTCGTTGACGATAGATTCCTTCGAGATTGTCGAAGTCGATTACAGCCGCGGGGAACCGCGGCCCATCAATATGCCGGAACTTTCGGCGCAGGTCATGGCCTGGAGGGATTTTCTTATAAGTTCCATTGACAGGGTCTCGAACATTCATGAGGTGAGTTATGCCAGGCTTCCCCAGTATGCCAGCCGAGCCCCGGCTTCGCTCTATTCGATGATGCTTGAGCAGGAAAATATCAAACTCGACCCGATGGTCAGGCGCACAAACCGAACGATCATCGAGATGTGCAAGTTCAGGCTTCTTCTCATGGACCAGCACTACGACAACCCGCGTCTTACGAAGATTATGGGCGAAGGAAGAAAGGCGTCGATCGATTATTTCAACAAGGCCGACCTGAACTCGAATTTCGACGTCCGGCTTGAGATCGGCGTCTCGCTCAACCAATCGACGACCATCCAGCAGCGCCTTCTCATCGAACTCTGGGAGAAGGGGATTATTGAACAGAATGATAAGAACAGGAATAAGATCAACCAACTCCTGAACCTGGGGACGGCGGAGCAGGCGCTCAGGACAGACATGGCCGATACCGAAAAAGCCATGCGCGAGAACCAGGCTTTCATGGACGACACCTATGAGAAAACGAGAGAGGAGGGCGGTGTCAATTGGCTCAAGGACGACGATCACGAGATCCACCTTGAGATCCACGTCGTCCTTTTAAAGTCCGAAGAAGCGGCCAAGTGGGAAGAGAAAAGATGGCAGGCCATTCAAGATCACATCGAAAAACACAGAGAGTTTTATCTTGCAGCCCTGCAGCCTGCCGCAGCCCCCGCCGGAGAGGTCCCACCGCCCGGCCCCTTGACAACCGAAGGAAACGAGCCAATGATCGAGGGGATGGGCGGACCCGGAATGTGAAAACGGGGTAAAAGATGATTTCTGAAGAAACAAGAAGAAGAATGAGTGAATCCCATAAAGGGAAAAAACAATCAGAAGAGACTATAAAAAAAAGAAGTGATGCGTTGAAAGGGCACAAAGGTTATTGGGAAGGAAAACATTATCCAAAAGAAATAAGGGAAAAAATAAGCAAAACGCATAAAGAAAGACAAGTTAATGTCAGGGAAAAATGTGCAACTTGGAAGGGCGGGATTATAAATAAAGATGGACGTATTTTCGTTTTGAAATCCGATCATCCCAATGTCAATAAACTAGGATATGTTCGTCGTTCTCATCTTGTGGTGGAAAAAGCCCTTGGTCGTTGTTTGAATACCAAAAAAGGAGAAATGGTTCATCATATAGATGGGAAAAAGGATGATGATAGAAATCAAAATCTTTTAATTTGCAATCAAGGTTATCATACACGACTTGAGCAAAAAATAAAAAGATTAGGATTAAACGAATATTTTTCGTCCTTGACAGAAGAGAGGAACGGTCCTATGTTAGAAATTGACGGTTAAGGAGACGAAATGCCAGAAGAAGAGAAAGACCAATCGGCAGCGACCGAAGCTCCGAAGTCTGAAGAAGGCTATAAACTCCCGGAAAGAGGATTCTTTCAGGGCGATGAAATGATGAAGTTCGCGGAGCAAATGGAGGAGGTTGGAAAAACCGCCCCAACTCCCGAGAAGAAAGAAAAGCGCCCTTGTCCCGAAGGCGCACCCTGCCCCGACGAAGAGAAGAAGGCCAAGCCGACGGAAGAAAGGAAGCCTTACAAAGTTCTCAAGGTCAAGGGAAAGGATTTTCCTGTTTATTCTGAGGAAGAGCACGATGCGCTCGCTCAGAAAGGCGCTCACTACACCCAGGAGCGTCAGAAGGATTCGGAATGGGAAAGGGATTTGCAAGCGCGGGAGGAGCGCATCGAGCGACTTTCACCGCACATCGAGAGAATTGTCGAATTTCTTGACGGAGGCGGAGAACTTCCAGGCGCGAGAGTGCCGAGAAGGGAAGAACCTCTGCCCGAGGAAGAAATACTCGACCCCATAGCCGCAGAAAGAATGAAGCGCCTGGAGGAACGGCTGGGAACTCTCGAAAGCGAGAATAAAAACCTCAAAGGTCGGGCGCAGGTGGATTCCTTCGAAAGAGCCCAAAGGGAACTCACCGAAACATTCAATTCAGTCACAAAGGAAGTCCCATTCGAGCAGGTCTTGGATGAAAACGGACGCAACATCAGCCAGGAGCTTTTCTCAGGTCTTATCGCTTTGAAAGCGAACAAAGACGCGCTTCGGATGAAGTCCGAGCGGGGATTCAAGATGAAGACGATGACCGAATATATGAAAGACACGGCAACGGACCTGGCCTATCTCGAAAAGTATTTTCGAGGAAATGGGCCGGGCGAAGTTTCGGCCGACATCGTCAAAACGAAGTTCCCCAAAGTCGCGGAAGCTCTCGGCCAGGAAGCGATAGACGTTTATCTCAAGAATCTTGAAGAATCCGGAGAACCCGTTGTCAGGGCGACCAAGACGGAACCTTCCGTCCGTCCTCCGAAAAGAAAGTTCAAAGGAATAAGCGATGCCCTTGAACAGGGCATGGCCGACCCGGAAATCATCGAAGGGCTCGGAGAGTTAGGACGAAAGTTCAGACTCAACCAATAACACAGGAGGACTACTCACATGGCAGTTTTCTCAATGGGGACCAATGCCACGGACAAACTCTTTTTAGAGTTCGTCATGCCTGGTTTCCACGTTCAGATAAAAGAGCACAGCAAACTCTACGATCGGTTCAAAACCGACACATCACACGTCGTAGGAAACCACGCCGTTTTCAAATGCCTGACAGCATCGCCGAAGAGCGCCAGGCCATCTTCAAGTTCGACTCTTCCCACGGCAAAGCAGGGGAGTTACGACGAGTTCATCATCTACATGAAGCGCGGCATGTACGCCCAGCTTCAGTTCGACGGCTTGGCTCTGGCTTGCTCGAAGGGCAAGGGGGCCGTCATGGATGTGCTCAACGCCGAGATGGAAGGCATGAGCATTCAGATCGCCCGGAAACTCAATCGGCAGTTCTGGGGTGATGGATCAGGCCGCTTGGCCGCGATGTATGCCGCCGTATCGAACTCGACCGCCGGGTATATCGACTCCCCAAACTTCGGGACGGACTCCGCCGGGTACACTGATCCGACGAACTACATCGATGCAGGCGGAGAATACGACATTTACGACACCTCGGGCAATCTTGAGGAAGAGGGCGTTACGATCAGTGCCCTTGGCACTCAGACGGCCGGTTACAGGGCTGTCACGTTCGACCGGGCAATCACGGTAAGCGCCGACGCCTGGATTTTCGATCACGACACGTTCGCGGCTTCACAGGCCGCAGGGACGGGTGTTCCTATGGGTCTTCACGGAATTATCGAGGCTTCCGATCCTTATACCGGAATCCAGGAGACATCGTTCCAGAATATCGACCGGGATACCTACGCCTGGGCGAGAGCTCAGGAAGTGAACATGGCTTCCGAAGCCGTCACGAATTCGAAGATCCTGGAAACGATCATGGCGATCGAAAAGTTCGGCAAGGCCAGCGTCATCATCACGAATGAGATCATCTGGCGTGCGATTTTCGAACAGTGGGAAGGCACGATCGGACTCAAGCCCGAACCTGCCCTTTGGGCAGGCACAAGCGGCCTCACCTTTTATGGCGGCAAGTCGGGAAAGCTTCCGGTCATCTACGACTTCGACTGCCCGGATAATATCATGATGTTCATCGACGAGAACTTCCTCCAGGTTTACTCCCCCTATGAAAAGGGCGGAATGACCTGGCTCCCCGGCGACAACGGGATCTTAACCCGCGTAGCCGGAAAGGATGAATGGGTCGCGTCGCTGGTGCATTATTACAACTTCGGGTCGAACAAGCCCCAGGGTCTCGGCAAACTCTATGCCGTGAAGCACGCGGCTGCGTAAGGAGGACAAGATGGGATTTTTTCAAGCGGCAAATCAATGGCTTAAAAAGCTCAGGGTTGATGAACTCCTGGATCTGTCTCAGAACTACGCAAGCGGCCCGCAGATTTTGCTGAGGGTCCAGACGAAGACGGCGAGCTATACCGTCACCTACGCGGATTCGGGGACGTTCTTCACGACACACGGCGACACCGACGCCATCGTTTACACGTTGCCGGCGCTTCCCAAGAAGGGAGTTTTCTTTCTCTTCTTCCAGTCGGTCGATCAGAACATGTCGGTCGCTTCGGCGTCGGCAAACCAAATCAAGGCATTCAATGACCTTGACGCCGATGCGGTGACATTTGTTACCGGGAGCAACCTGATTGCGGCCTGCACTCTGATCTTCGGCGACGGGAACTTCTGGAACGCCGTCACTCTCGGAGCGCACACGCTGACCGTTACGACATAAGACGGGAGTATGGCGAGGAGTATTTTTTGAATGAAGGGGGTCGGATGTGGTTCTCCTGTAGCCTGCCGACCCTCGATTTAAAAACGTCCTTCAGGAGGGGACAAACATGTATTTACGAGGAATGAAACGGGATGGTCAAATTCTCATCAACGAGAATGTCAAGTTCAACAAGTCGGTTCTCTTTAAAGAACTTTGGTCGGTTCCCTGGTTCGTTGACGGCGACAATGGTTCGGACTCATTCAGTGGGTTGAGTGCAGAGTCGTCCAAGAAAACGATCCAGGCGGCAATAACGGCGGCTGCGAGAGAGGATGTCGTTTACATCAGGCCAAAGACCTGGACTTCTCTTCCTTATTCCTACCCTGGATTAAACACCGCATACGCCGAGTCGCTCATTATTCCTTATGCAAAGGCGGGCCTTGCCGTCATTGGCGTCGGCAACCAGGGCTTTAGGGGAATTCCGCACGGTGTTGTAATCAGAGAAACTCTGAGCGCGATCACGGCCAATCTGAAGGTCTATGCCCCGCTTTGTGATTTTGAAAACCTCGTTTTCGAAAGAGGCGGGACAGAAACCGGTGGCCAAATCGTTTTCCAGGGCGGAACCCCAGTTACCTATGAAGGCAACGGAGGCACCGTTTACAACTGCTATTTCTACTACGCCAATGGAACAACGGGTCCGGGTGGATGGGGCGGCGCGGTTATGGCCGACCAGGTATGGGGTTTAACCGTAAGGAAGTGCTACTTCCTGGGTTGCCGACAGGGGATAAGTTTTCAATCCGGCGGAGCGTCGGCGGGAAGCTTCATCGTCCAAAAAAACATTTTCGCCAGCAGAAATACGGCTGCAAGCGAAATCGACTGTGATATTTTCATGTACACCCAGGGTTCGGTCAGCCTTTTGATTGAAGGTAATTTATTCGCCCACCTTATTCCTACTCTTAGTGGTGGGGGCAGGTTAAGGTACATCTATCTCACCGCTGATGTTCGGCAAGGCTTAGTTACCAACAATCACATCGCCGGAGTGCAGGGAGGAACCCACTTGACGGCGGGCGCGACAGGCAGCGCGTTCGTTTTTCCTGCCAACGTCAGTCAGGGTGCCAACTATACAAACGGCGCATTGATGGCAGAAACCGTATCGTAAGAACGAATTTTAAGAGAATGGGAGGGAGAAGTCCCTCCCCTTCCTCTTGGAGGTTTGAAAGATGAGTTTGCAGATCATCATCAGAGGCAAAAAAAACTTCGGGAAAACTCGCTCTGAGCAAGAAAAGAACCTTCGAAAAGATTGGGGACCAACGCTCACGGATGAACAACTGGACAAGATTAAGTTTATAGAGAAAAAGGCCAAGGAACAAACCGGTTCCGAGCATAATTTTTTTACTCCGATTGATGCGGACAAGGTTGAATAGAGAATGGAGGTATAACATGGCAAAACTCATTCCAGATGCGATCATCGACCTGATGCTGGATCAGATTGGAGCGGCCACGCGGCTGTTCATCTGTTCAGCTGAGCCGTCGAGTTACGCGAATGCACGGGACACGGTCGACTTGGCGACGCACATCCTGACGAGCGGAGACTTTTCGAAGGGCTATGGGGACACGTCGGGCCGGAAGCTCATCCTGGCGGCACAGAACGGGATCACCGTCGACCACGACGGGACGGCGACGCATTACGCCCTGGGCATCGAGGCCACAACGACCCTGCTCCTGGTCGGGACGCTGACAAGTCAAGTGCTGACGAACGGCAACCTGGTCAACTTCCCGGCGACCGACGTGGACGAAATCCGAGACGTGGCGTAAGGAGTTTACTTGGCTATTTCATTACGGTCCGTTGGGGCCAGCCCTGGGGCGAATTCTGCAAACTGTATTATCACGAAGCCCGCGGGTCTGGCTCTCGGCGACTTCATGCTGGCGCACGTTGTCAACAAGGCGACGTCCGGCACTATCGCGCCGCCAGCGAATTGGACGATAATCGGGGCGCAGTCCAACACGGCAAGCTCCCGCTCGGCGCTGTTCTATAAGTTTGCAGACGCCGCCGACGTTGCCGCCAGCACTTTTACTTTTACTCTCGGCACATCGGGGCGCAACCGTGGAGAGATGATGGCGCTGTTGGGCGTCGATACGACAAGCCCGATAGACGTTGCGAACCAACAGATTAACTCAGCCGGAACCTCGATAGCTGTCCCGACCCCAACGGTCACGGATGGTAGATTATTCCTGGCCTTCGGTAGTAATGCCTTGGGCGGCGTGGCGTCCGCCTGTTCCGGCTCTGACCCGGTCTGCACGATCACCATTGGATATGCCGTTGCCTATAGCACGTATTGTGCGCTGGCCTGTTTCAGCGGGGTGAAGTCCGGCACGGATGCCATCGACGCCCATTCCCTGAGCACCTTCACGTCAGCCGTCAGTAGCGGGCACGCGGTAGCGTTGACGCCTGCGGCTCCCCCGGTCGATCTCATCGCGGCTGAGGGTTTTCAGACTGAGGGTAGCGATGCACCCGGATTGACCCAGGAACACAATATCGCCATTGCCGAAGGCGTGCAGACGCAACTCTCCGACGCTCCAGCGCTGACACAGGAGCATCAACTCGCGGCGGCAGAAGGTTATCAGACCGAACTTTCGGATATTCCAGCATTAACACAGACGTTCGTCTTGGCGGCCAATGAAGGAGCGCAAAATCAGACTTCCGATTCTCCGGCGATTGAGCAGGTAATTCCGCTCGTCCCGTCGGAGGGATTCCAGGCCGAAATATCCGACGCGCCTGCCCTAAGCCAGATTCATAACCTCACCGTCGCGGAGGGAGCGCAAGCCGAGGTTTCGGATTCTCCGGCTCTTAGCCAAGTGCACAACCTAGTAACCGACGAAGACCATCAGGAACAACTCTCCGACGCGGCAATCCTCTATCTCACTTTTATTCTCGAAGTTCAGAAGGGCTATCAAACGCAATTTTCTGAAATGCCGACCTTAACCGAGGGAGAAGATTTTCCGGATGCTGGAACAACGACGGGTTTATCTTTAGGAACCGGATTAAAAGATTAGGAGCAAGACATGGCAAACGACACTACAAGCGAAAGACTGTGGAGCTTCACGACGGCAACGGGCGGAGACATCAAAGCTACCGGAACCGAAGTGATTATCAGAAAGATCGTTTTCACTCCAGGGGCCGTCGATGATGACGTTGTGATTCAGGAATACGGCTCGGATGGAGCTGCAAGATCGGCGATGGTCTTGAGGGCAAACCATACGGACGTGAACCTGGTTTCTCTTGACTTCGGACGTTCCGGAAGAAGGCTTAACGGATTCAATCTCTCCGTCATCGACGGTGGGACACTTTATGTATATTTAGGTAAAAACTAAAAGGAGAAAGCATGAGCAAGAGACCGTCTGTTCCGGCGACTCCGGCTGATCCCGGAGTAACGCTGGAGTTCTCCGTGCGCGACCGACTTATTTTCGGTAGCATTTTCCCGGAGCAAGGCAATCTTCTGGAGATGAAGATCGTGAAGCAGATTGAGCGAAAGGTCGAGCTCGGTGCAGAGGAACTCACCGCACTCAACTATCACGATATTCTCGACCCTAAAGGACAGCCGACTGGAAGGGTGAAGTGGGAGAGCAAAAAAGAGAAACCCCTGAAGGTTTCTCTCTCTGGAATCGAGATCGACTTTCTGAAAAAGGTCGTCAATAAGTTGAGTGGCGAAAACAAGATCAAGCAGGACTTCGCCGAGCTTGCCATTAAGATCGACGAGGCAAAAAAGGGTACATGATCGCTCCAAAGTGGTTTCTCAGGGACTTGGAAATAATCGACAAGTCCTATTTCCCGGCCTGGAATGAAAAAGCCGGATACTGGGAAATCAAAAAGAAGATGCACGAATATTACATGAGCAGGGGTTTCGTTGCGGAGGTCATAGACCCGACAATCGGCGTCTTCAAGGAACTCAATAACAACGTCCTCGATAATATTCGGCAGAGAAAAAAACTGAGCATCCTTTACCCTGGCGGATCCTACTTTAAGTGGATCATGGATCAGGCGAAAGAATCGAAGGCCAAGAAAAGCGCTCTCGCGGTTGAAATGGCGACGGAAGGAATGATGAAGATTTTAAACTGGGGAAAGTCGAAGCAGTTTGACATGAAGGTTTCTGTTCCAGAAAAGTAAGACAGACGGCGGGCTCATAGGAGGGAAAATATGACGCTCGCTGAAATCAGAAGTGCGGTAAGGTACCTTTCGAAAGACTGGGAGACGGATAGCGGCACTCTTTTACCGTCGGATAATGCTCTTATCGATATCTACATAAATTGGGCCTGTAGGCAGGTCGTTCTGGATCTTGTGGAGTTCCTGCCGGAAACTTTTTTAACCTACGAGGATATAACCCTAGTCGCAAGTCAGGTCCCTTATGCCCTCACAGCTGAATGGCTTCAGATTTGGGCGATCCAGAAAAACGTCACGAGCGAGGTGCCGAAACTTATTCCCTACAGAGACGTAAAACTCTTGCCCTTCAAGGGATATGTGGGCGAGACGGCGGAATATCCTAAGTGTTGGTATCTCAAGGGAAGATCGATCTGTTTCTGGCCGACACCGAGTGTGGCTAAGGCATCCTACGCCCGCGTCTGGATCATCCAACCCGAATTGGCATCGGCATCGTGGGCGGTAACGGGCCCGGCGATCATCCCCAAGATCGCGCATGATCTTATCTCGATTCAAGCCTGCATCCTGGTGGCGATTATGAACGAGGTCTCGGTGACTGGCCTTGAAACCCTTTACGCACGGCTCTTGGGTCAGGTCAGGGGCGTTATCGGCGTTCAAGTTCAGCAGCAACCAAGGTCCCTTGGCGAGTCTGTCTTGAGTCTTGAATCAGTAGAGGCGCGCGACAAAGCCTTTTACGATGGTTTTTGGGACTAAAACATGGGATTTGAAACTGGACGCGGATTAAAGTCTCTTGAGATAACGCCCAACGGCGGGATGAATGAAATCTCTGCCGTAACCGCGATACCCATGAACCAAGCACTTCTCATGGAGAACTGGCGAATAAGTACCGATGGATTAAGAATCGAGAAAAGAGACGGCCTCAGTCTTGTTTACGGAGGATTTACGACAGATGTTTACGGCTACACGACCTACTACAATGCGGCGGGCACGTTCTGCCAACTTGCGATCTGCAAAGATAAAATCTGGAGATGGAGTGGCGCAGATCCGTGGGGTTCAATTCATGCTTGGGCATCCTCTCTGGCCCATCCTCTGCGTCCACTTGAGATTCAGGGGAAGCAATTCATTATAAGCGAAATCCAAAACAAGATGATTCTGGGCTCCGGCACGGTTGTTCAGGCCGGGATCTCGGCCCCTACGACAATTCCGACCCTTACGGCTTCTTTTGAGGAAACCCTTCTCGATGAGGACTGCGCGGCTATAACCGATTGGACGAGTGCTGATGCCGGATCCGGAGCGACGAGCCAAGCGACTTACGACAGCAAGAGCACGATGAAGTTTCTGAACACGGGGGCTTCCGGCGACATCTCTTCAAGATACAGGACGATCACGGGACTTGGTCCGGAATATGGAGTTGAGTTTTCCATCTATTTCGACACCCTCGGGACCAAGGCGGCGAATGATTATTATGGTCTTTCCATCCGAAACGGCAGCATCCACTTCCAGCTCATTGTCGATTCCAGCGATGTCTATGTCAAGAACGGATCCGACTGGGTCTCCGCCGGAGTAAAGGTTTATCAGGATAAGTGGGTAACATTTAAAATTTACGTCGATTCAAGAGAACCCGGAGAGGAATACTGCGAAGTTTTCATGGATGGTGTCTCCATCGGCGAGTATTACACGATTTGTCCGGATACAACAAGCGCCGGGAAGGTCCAACTCAGTCTTTATGGTTCTACCGTGGCTACGACCGCCTACCTTGATTCCATCAAGATTGGTTCGACCGCCGGCGGGAAAATCACTGGCATGAGGCGCTACGCCGTCGCTTTCACCAGGTCCGGGAACTATGGCAACCTAAGCAATCCCATTAAATCGCTTGTCGGGAGCAAGACTTTTGTAGGCTCCGGCCTTAATGACTTGACTCCGGGTGGGACCTACACGGCGGATGTCAATAAGAACATTCGGGTCCAGATCGACAGCGCTGCGGATACGATGAAATGGTCGGAAGACAACGGCATCACCTGGGTTTCGACGGGAATCCCGCTTGCTACGACGGTTTACCTTTCCTATGGGATAGAACTTGCGTTCGGCGCGGCAACAGGACACACATCCGGCGATTACTGGAACTTCACCTGTTCGGCCCTGGCCGTCGATTGCGTACATCAGAAAGTCACGCTTACCAACATTCCAAAATCTTTAGACACCGGGCAGGTCGATCAGCGTTATATCTTCCGTACTCTTGCCGGAGGAGAGGATTATTTCCTCGTAGCCATTATTAATGACAATACGACGACAACCTTTGTTGACAACCTCCACGATACGGCCTTGGGCGTGGACATGGAAGAGGATCACGATATCGTCCCTCTGGGGAAGTATTTTACCTGGTGGGACGATAGGCTCTGGGTCGCGGATGATGACGATAATCTTGTTTATTATTCAAAGACAAGTGTTCCCGATGCTTTCTATATTGCGGACAACTGGATCTCTGCAAAATCCGGAGAAACCCAAGATGTCATCACGGGAATCTATCCCTATAAATCCTACCTCTATGTTTTCAAGAGAAACAGTATAAAATACATTGTCAAAAAGGATGATGGAACCTATGGGATTTATGACTGCGAATCGGATCACGGATGCCGGGCTCCATGGTCCATTGTCGGGGCCAACGATCTGCTGACTTTTCTCAGCGAACGTGGCTGGGAGTCCTTCAACGGATGTAGTCCCTACCCGATCCCGATTTCTAAGCCCATTGAAAGAACTTTTAAAACGATAGACGATACGAAGCTTGACTTTATCTGCGCCGCCCACCACAGAAAATATAACGAGATTCTGCTTACGATTTCAGACCGCACAAGCGGATCGGCAAGAACGGCTGTCTGCAATTACATGAACACCGGCGATTATCTTTTCTACTGGCACCAGACGCCGAGTTTCCTGGGCGAAGCGAGAGATTCGTCCAAAAGACGCCAGCTTTACCTGGGGACGCGGGATGGGTATGTCTATAAAGTTGACAGTGGAACACAGGACGGCACGACGAACATCACGGCGAAAATAAGGCTCCCCTGGATAAGAGAGGAAAAATACAAATACTGGAGATATCTCGAAATTGAGCATGAATGTCCTACGGGAAATACGCTCACGCTCAATATGTATATCAATATGGACAAGGATGCCTTCAGGACAAAGTCCTTCACGGGAGCGACGCCGAGTGCGACAGCGGATCAGGACTACCGCTGGCCGATAAAGGATAAGATGGATATGGCACTCCGGGGAAAGTATGCGGCCATAGAACTAACGAATGCCGAGAACGTCGGGGCTTCTCTCAGGGTCAATTTATTGAAGATCTTCTATCAGGAGATGACAAGGAAAGGGAAGATCACTCCTGATTAAGTGAATGAAATGCCGGAATTAGAGCTGACTGTTAAAAATCCTTGGATGGATAAGGATTTTAATGTCTGTGCCCTTAAATCTAAAACGGGTACGGTTCCGATCGGCCTTACCTTGGATGGCGTTGCCGGGGCTAACGGACCCAGCGGGATTGCTGGGGCGGCTGGAGTTATAGGGGGTACCGGGGTTGCTGGGGGTGTCGGGGCTGCCGGGGCTCAAACCTATCTTGGACTTGACGATACTTTCGATACGACTTATAAAGGAAAAAAGGGATTTATTCCTTTTGTCGATGAATCCGAAAAAGGACTTCTTCTGAAAGAAAACTGGCCGTTTCCCGGAAATGGCGACCTCTATGAACCTCTTTTTTGTCGCGGTCATCATAAACTTCAATGGGGATGGAAGCCGGAAGAGAGTGTTTTTGTCGGCCTTGGAGCGGGGTGTAAAATTACAACCGGAACCCAGAATACACTTATGGGCCATGAAAGCGGGAAGTATCTGACCGTCGAAAGAGGGAATACCTTTTATGGCGTCAGGACCGGATATTTGGGCGGCGATCCGTCGATTATAGAAGAGGTGGTTACGGCGACAAGTTACGATACGAAATATACATCGACGGCAGATCATCCCCCAAACCCGTCGCCTATTTGTTCATGGGATGGGATGATCGTAACCCTGGACGCCGATGGAACGTCTGATACGGCTTATAAAATCCTGGGTTCCGTTGACGGGATAACATGGGATACTCTGCTTTCTACTACTTCGGACAGTGGGATTAATACTTATCGTTGTTCCACGGCCTCGTTCAAGGGATCGTTTTGGTATTCGATTTATTATAATACTACGGGAACGGTCCAGCAGTGGGACGGATCAACCAAGACGAATCATCTTTCGCAAACATCGTACGGATATCTCAACATACCCCATCTATATGTTTGGGACAATTATCTCTGGGCTACCCGGTGGTCGGGTTATTATGAAAGATGGATAGTCAGTTACACGAACGGCACGGCTTCCGGGGGGAGTCCGGCCTCTTGGACCGATCTTTCGGATTATGATGCGGCGGCATATTACAGTCCGGGCGGAAGTTATGTAGAACCAAAGTTTTTGACTTCCACGCTGCGCTTTTTCAGTTTCGGGGCAAACCTTTATATACACTGTTCAAAATGGAACGCGATGTCTTCCTGGTGGGAAACAAAAATACTCAAATACGACGGTGCGTCGGGGTTCGATACGGTTGCGACCATTACCCCGGACGAGGCATATTTTCACCCCTGCGGGTTCCTAGAACTGTCCGGCGTTGGTTATTTGTTTCTTTCTGAATTCGGTACAAATGGGTCTGCGTCAGGGGGGAACGGAAGGTTGATTGTCTACAGATCAACCGATATGTTGGCATGGACTGTTTGGAAGGATTTTGGAGACAATATCGGTCCTGTTTGCGGAGTGAAATATTTCAATCAGGGAGTATTCCTGACTGTCGCATCCTTTTACTCGGGCGGCCCCTCCGATGCCGACGTCTATCACCTTTCGATGACGGCGCTGACCTTAACGAAAGAGACAACGTTTGTTACTACGCAGGCTCCTCCGGACGGACCGGTGGAATTTGATGGATATCTCTGGGTATCCGATTGGAAACACGTCTATCGCCGAACGGCTACGACGTGGCTGACGGCATATTATCCGGACGAATCCGAAGGTTGCTATAACACTTTCATCGGCGGCGTGGCGGGAGTGGTTAATATTGAAGGTTTAGGGAACACTTGTCTTGGATATGGGGCAGACGTTTCCAGCTCGGCACTCAAAAACGCGACGGCCATCGGATTCATGTCCCGCGTCAGCGATGACAATACTATCGTGCTCGGCGGGACAGGAACTTATGCGGTCAACGTCTGCATCGGGAAATCGAGCGGATCGGAACGACTGGACGTATCAGGCAATATAAAGGCATCCGGACAGATAATTTCCGGTCAGGCGACCGGAACGTCTCCCCTGCGCGTCACGTCCACAACGGTCAATACGAATTTCAATTCGGATTTACTTGACGGGTATCATGCTACCGCCTTTCTCGGTTTGGCATTATTGACCGATCCCGGCGCGGATCGCATCGTGTTCTGGGACGACAGCGAAACCAACCTGAAGTGGCTCGCTTGTGGGAACAGTGTCGCTATTACCACGACGACGTTGGATACCATACAGGACATAAGGACTACGGCGGGACCAACCTTTGACCACCTCCACCTGACGACTGATTTGCCCGTCTCTGAGGGGGGAACCGGGGCTTCTACGTTCACGGATGGTGGATTATTGGTTGGGGCGGCGGCAAATCCGATAGAGGCATTGGCGGTTGGCCTGACAACACAAATCCTTGTCGGAGGAGGGGCGGGGACGAATCCGGCGTGGGGCACGGATATTCCGACGGCGGTCACGATAGGTTCAGCCTATGTTTATCGGGTAAGCGGGACGGACGTCGCCGTGGCCGACGGCGGAACGGGGAAATCATCCTTCACTCAATATGCCATACCCTACGCCTCTGCCGCGACTACCATCGGCGAGATAGCGATCGGAACGGCGGGCCAGGTTCTGGCGGTCAACGGCG